CAGATAAAGGTCAAAGACTACGAATGGAAGTCAAGCGGCAACCCTGATACAGGCTACATCGCGCAGGAATTAAATGAAGTTTGGTCAAATCCCGTCAGCGTCGGTGGTGATGATGTAAAACAAAATCCTTGGTCTGTGAATTACGGTAAAATGACCCCGATACTGACTAAGGCTTTACAAGAGGCTATGGCTCGAATTGAAACACTAGAAACAGAACTGGCAAAACTGAAAGGAGGTAGCTAATGGCTGCGACATTCACATGGGACATCCCGCAGGTGGACAGGCAAGTCTCCTCTGGGCTTATCACTAATATTCACTGGCGGCTTACAGCCGTCGAAACGATTAGCGGCACTGAATACAAAGCAGACTGTTACGGCTCAAAAGGCGTGTCTGGTGATCCAAGTTCATCAGACTTTATTGCCTACGATAGCGTGACCAAAGACAACGCGATTGCGTGGGTTAAAGCTGCGCTAGATGCGGATGAAGATGAAGATTCAGCCGCCGACAAAGAAGCTGGCCTGCAAGGTCAAATCAATAAAAAAGCAACCCCAGTAGACGCATCAGGAGTACCGTGGTAATGGAAACGAAGCATATTCAACTTCACGATCTAGCTAACGTATTAAACCTAATCGACGCAGCCGCAAAAAACGGCATGGTGTCGGGCGAAGCAATGAGCCACATGGGTGCAATGCGTGATCGCTTCATGGCTGAACTCAAAGAGCAAGCCCCAGCACAAGACAATGTGGCTACACTCGATGAAGAGCCTATTGTTTCTGGGCAACTACAGTAGCGACGGTGGACGTAGGTTCGGTTAGCGAATCTGCTCAAGTTAGTTGGAAGCAGGTCGCAATTCAAAAGCAAGAGCGCCTGCGTACAGGTGCTGAAGGTGAGACTGTGCGAGAGATGGTCGAAACCGTTATGCCTGTGCTCTATACCAAGGAGGGCAGCAAGGTAGAAGCACAACCGCTTGCCTCCACCCAAAGAGTGAACTTATCAGTATGAGCGACAAAGGCGAACAAGCATTAAACGAAGTCAACGCCCATGAGCGAGAGTGTGCCTTGCGTTATCAGCGTATCGAAGAGCGTCTTGCAGAAGGCTCTGCCAAGTTTAAACACCTAGAACATCTTATTTACGGACTGTACGCATTGATTGCAGCGGCAGCGTTGCCTCAGTTCTTTATGGGGTAAGCCATGATTATTGAGTCTGTTGCAGCCGCTGGCATGTTGCTCCAGCAGATCAATTCGGTCATTCAGAACGTGAACGAGGGCAAGGCCAACGTCCAACAGGCGATGTCTTTGGTCTCTGACTTTGGTGAAGCTCTTAATACGTTTGAGATAGACCGTAAGGCATCGACCTTCAGTCCATTGTCGAAAAACGACATTTTGAAGCTACAGATGTTAAGGCGCTCACAAGAGCGATACCAAAAAGATCTTAGGGATTTACTACTCGTTGCAGACCCGAAGCTGTTGCAAGATTATGACGCTGCTATTATGCAGCAAGAAAGAGACAGAAAGGCTCATCAGGCTATGCTAAACAAGAAGCGCAAAGAACGTGAAAAGCTAATCCATACCGTTTCGGTTGGATTAATAACGTTTGTCGTTGGGGGCAGTTTAGCTATTGGTGTTATATTTTTAATTATTAAAGCGTTTGGGCCATGATAATGGCGTTTCTGCTAGTAGTGCTTGTTGAGGGTGAGCCGATTGCCGATCAGTTCTATTTCCGCAACATCCAGCGGTGCAATCAGTTTGCACAATGGGTCGAGTCGGGCAAGGTAGATTTGGTGAAAGATCGCAGAGTGCAGCGACAAACCAATATCAGCGCGTACTGTATACCCAAGCGCATAAACCAAAACACAAAGACATACGACTGATGGCAGCAAAGAAGTTACAAGAAGGCTCTGAATACGCCGAATACGATGCAGATGGCGATGGTATTGTTACTGATGAAGAGCTACAGACAAGCAAAGAGCTACAGGAACTACGCTTGCGCCATGAACGAGCAGACGCACAACGCGCTATGAGTTGGTTTGCGTTGTGGGGGATGCTGTTGTATCCCAGCTTGGTTGTAGCATCAGAGCTTTTTGGTCTGAATCAAGCCGCATCTATTTTGGGCGATATGGCTGCGGTCTACTTTGTGTCCGTTGCAGGTATACTGGCTGCGTTTTTTGGCGCACAAGCATGGTCAAATAGATCAAACGGTTCAAATAGATAGAGCGTTTAAACACTATGGGATTACAACGATTCAATTTTAAACCCGGTATATTTAAAGAAGGCACTGCGTATAGCAATGAAGGAAGATTTTTTGATGCAGGGTTTATTCGTTTTAGATCAGGATTTCCTGAAAAAATGGGTGGATGGGTTAAGCGATATGAAAGCTCTTTTTTAGGTGTTTGTAGAAAAATAAAGCAGTGGGTGTCGTTGACAGGCACAAAGTTTATTGGGCTTGGAACAACTAAAAAAACGTATGTTATTCAGGGAGATTCAATAGTTGATGTTACGCCACTTAGAAGCACAACTAGCGCGGGAGATGTAACGTTTGCTGCCTCAGATGGTAGCTCAACAATAACAGTAACAGATACAGATCATGGAGCAGCTTTAGGTGACTTTGTTACCTTTAGTAGTGCAGCATCACTTGGCGGGTTAATTACTGCTACTGTATTGAATCAAGAATATGAAATAGCATCTGTTACTTCGTCTAGTGTTTATACATTTGTAGCAAAAGACACTTCTGGTAGCACGGTCACAGCAAATGCATCTGACTCAGGTAATGGTGGCGGCAGCACTGTAGGCGCATATCAAATTAGCATTGGTCTTGATGTAGCGGTTGCTGGCGGCGGGTGGGGTGCTGGCACATGGGGTAATGGCGGGTGGGGTCAATCTACAGGTGATGATGTTACTAATACGTTGAGGCTTTGGACGCTTGATAACTTTGGCGAAGATTTAGTAATGAACAATCGCCTTGGTAGTATTTATCTATGGGATGCAACTAGCCCATCAGCAAGAGCAAAAGAACTTTCGACTATATCTGGTGCTGCCGATCCTCCATCTGAATGTTTGCAAATTGTTGTGTCTACGCAAGATAGGCATGTGCTTGCAATAGGTTGTAATCCATTTGGTGCATCAAACATAGATCTAATGCAGATACGTTGGTGTACTCAAGAAAATGTTTTAGATTGGAGGCCACGAACAACAAACACTGCTGGAGATTTGCGGTTATCTGTTGGCTCTACGATTGTTGGAGCATTGCGTGGTAGGCAAGAAGTGGCTGTATGGACAGATAGTGCGTTGTATAGCCTACAGTTTGTAGGAGCGCCTTTTATATTCAAGGCAAATATGATTACTGATGGTGTAAGTCTTATTAGCCCTAATGCGGCAATTGTTGCTAATAATGTTATTTACTTTATGGATAAGCATAATTTTTATGTTTATACCGGGGTAGCACAAACGCTTCCCTGCACTGTAAGAGCGTTTGTATTTGACAACCTTAATAATAAGCAAGGCCAACAAGTAACGGCATTTGCTAATACTGCATATAATGAGGTTGGTTGGTTTTATCCATCTACAGATTCGCTTACTACAGATAAGATGGTTGTTTATAACTATGTTGAACAAGCGTGGAGTATTTCAGATTTAGCTAGAGATGCATGGGATGATGCAGCGGCAGCGTCTGATTTGCCTATAGCAGTCAAGTCTACTGATTCTGTGGGGTATATATTTAACCATGAAACAGGGTTTGATGATGATGGAAGTGCTATTACAGCATTTATAGAAACCGCAGACTTTGATATAGCAGATGGAGACGCATTTGCTTTTGTTCGTAGATTGCTTCCAGATGCTGCATTTGTAGGTACTAGCACTTCACCGTCTTTAACTTACTCTTTGAAGTCTCGCAATAATACAGATGGAACTATAGCAACAGAATCAACTGTAGATGTTTCACCCACAACAGACTTTGCTATTTCAAATGTCCGTGCAAGAGCAAGACAAATGCGAATACGAGTTGAAAGCACTGATTTGGAAAATGGTTGGCGGTTGGGTGATGTTAGGCTCGATGTACGACAGGATGGACGAAGATGAGCAAAACATCTGCTGGAGCAGGATTTAGATTACCCATTGAGTTGCCTCCACAGGAATACTCAGAGCAGTATTTTCAGAGGTTGGTAAATCAATTACGGATTGTTTTGGGTCTAATCCCATCGGCAAATGACGTAGAGTCAGAGGCAAACAATCGTGCTTGGTTTTTGTCTTAATGAGTTCGATCTATCAGAACGTAGTAACAACGCTCACCGGCACCAGCATTGCTGATGTCTTTGAATGTCCACAGGGTTCTACAGCGATACTCAAGACCGTAAGTGCGTTGAATACTAATGGGTCGAATGCGGCAACGTTGACGGTTCACATATTCGATCACAGTGCAGATGCAACATTTGAGTTTGAGACAGGCTCGATAGCTGCCTCAACCCGAAAGGCATACTTGAAAGACGGAGAAGTGATTGTTTTGGAAAGCAAAGACAAGCTCCGTATGACAGCGGGAACAGCTAATTACTTTGATATATTTGTTTCTTTACTTGAGATAACATAGCGTTTAAACACCAAGAGGTTCATATGAATAGGGACTTTCAGCGACCACCACCTTTAGCGGGACAAGCAGACTTGCTCGCAAGTAAGGGCCGATTCGGTGACACCATGTTGGTGCATATGAACCCCACAGAGGTCGATGTTCTTCGGCAAATGACCCCCGGCGGTCAACTCACTATTAACCCAGATACAGGCCAGCCAGAGGCGTTTCTGCCTTTGTTGCTAGGTCTCGGTGGTGCTTTGGTTGGTGGTGCAGCTACTACTGGCATATTGGCTTCTCTCGGATCTCTTGGTCTAGGAGCAATCGGTACGGGCTTAGGAACAACAATAGAAACAGGCAGCTTGAAAGAAGGTTTAAAAGCTGGATTGATAAGTGGTTTAGTCGGCGGTGTTGCTGGCAGGTTGTTAAGTCCTGCTGCTGCTGCTGGTGCGGAGTCGGTAACGGGTAGTGCTGGCGGTGCCGCCGCTTCTGGTGCAGGGTCGGAAGCTCTTAAAACTGTCACTTCAGAAATAGCTAAAGAGGGCGTTAAAAACGTTGCGGTTCCTCTGGGCACCGAAGCGTCACGGCAAGGTGCGTCTCTTTTGGCAAAAGACCAAATAGGTCAGCAGCTTGCTACTAACGTTGGTAGCACGGTTGGCGGAGTAGCTCCGCAAGCCTCAGGTGGAGCATTTGGGGCACTTGGAAATGTCGGGCCGATATTATCTCAACCAGATTTCTTGAAGGTGGCTTCAGAAGGTGTTGGTGCTGGCCTTACGGGTCAAGCAATGACAGATCAGTTTAATTTAATGAACCAACCTATGGGGCCGGGACTCGATGAGGATGCTGAAGAGTTTTACATTCCTGTAACCGCTGATGATAGGGGGCTTCAATTCCCCGGCTCACGGCAAGGAAGTTCTGAATTTGATTACTTTGCTAATCCCTTTAGCTTCACTGAACAACCAACTCAAGACAGCCTGACTCCCGTCCCTTCTTTTAAAGATGGCGGTATGATTGATAGAGCACCCCGCAAGTTTGATGTAGGCGGTGAGATAGCCGCTGATGCGCCTCCGCCACCCAACAGATCAGACTATGGAGGTTCTACGAGGATGGTGCAGGCATACAACAAGGCTGTTGACCGATACGAAGCACAGTATGGGCCTGTAGAAAGCTACGGAAAATCAGTACCAATGCCTATCACCACCACCATCCCTAGTTACTTTACTAGCAACAACCCAAATCAAGCAGCAGAATCAGTTGGTGATGATTTGGATGACATGATTACCGAGCAAGTGCGACAGCGCGTTTACACGCCTCGTCGAAATATGATGCCTTCTACTACTATGGGCAACATTAGGGGTGCAGGTGATGTTGATTTCACAGACTACAATCGCAGGTTACTAGGCGCACCCACCAGAACGATTGATGTCACGCGCCCAATGACCGAAGCCGAAATTACAGCTAGGGATGAAGCGGCAGCAGCAGAAGCAGCAGCAGCAGCAGAAGCAGCAGCAGCAGAAGCAGCAGCAGCAGCAGCAACTTCTGCAACGTCAGGGATTCCGCAGTCAGTTTTGAATGTACTGCCTCCCGGCATGGATTTAAGCCGAGTTCCTCCCGCTGTTCGGGCACAAATACTTGCCGGTCTGGACGAAAGCATAAGCGTAGGCGGTGAGGCGGGGGCATATGGCGGGGCACCAGTAGACCCTTACGCAGCAGCAAGAGCGGCGGGTAGAACAAACGCGACCCCAACGCCAGAAACGCCCTCTTACACAGGAATGATGGGCAACACAATAGATCCTTATCAAAACTATTTAGAAAAACAAGGTGTATTTGACCCGAATATGCCAGCAAGTGATTTTTCGGTGCCGGGAGATATGGGTGTAGGGTCTGATGGAATGATGGATATGATGGGCGGTGAGGGCATGGACATGGGGAACGTTATTCCATTTAACCCAGTGCCTCCAGTAGGAGCCGCTTCTGCTCCAGCCGTTGGAGTAGCACCAGTGCCAGCAATCCCACCGATTTCTGCTGGCGTTAACACTCCTGCGTTTGATCCGCTTGCTGGAGTGGATTTTCGCGGGGGTCGAGGCGGCTTTGAGTTCAGTGGCCCCGGCGGTATGTACATAGGAATGTAGAATGATTATTAACCCATCTGATGCAATGGATAAGCCTTTCGGTGGAGTGCTTAAAAGATTCCAAGAAGGCGGCCCGATGACTGTGGACTCTCAGGTTTTTGAGGGATTAGTTCCCGGCGTGGGTGGCGGCATGGATGATGTCGTGCCAGCGATTGTAGAGGGCGTAGAGCCGGTTCTGTTGTCGAGAGATGAATATGTAATACCCGCTGATGTCGTGGGTCACATAGGAGATGGAAGCACCTCAAGGGGTGGCGAGTTACTCGATGAGATGGTCAATAACATCCGTATGCAAAAAACTCAAACAACAGAACAACCAGCGGAGCTAGATGAAACGCCTGAAGAAATTATGTCGTTTTTAAGGATTCCACAAAAGGTTGTTTAAACGTGGCATTTGACATTGAGTTGATAGAGAAAACTGACGTATTGCGGGTTTGGCCTGAGATAGAACACCTAGCCGAGAACTTACAGAAAAGAAGTTATGGTCGGTATTTGACGGCAGACATTTTTAATCAATTAGTCGAGCTACCTTATTTTGTTTGGTTGGTTCGAGAAGAGGGAAATGTTATTGGGTTTTTTATTTGCGGGATAAATTACTACCCAAGGAAGACATACCTAGATTTGAATACGCTAAGTGGCCTGCGACTCAAAGAGTGGTCTAGGCAAGCTCTTGAGATTATCGAGGACTTTGGCAAAAGACTTGGTGTAGATGGAATGGAAACGAGCACTGCGCCCGGATTAGAAAAGGCTTGGCGCGAGGTTGGATTCAATAAAGAGTTTATAACGATGACTAAAGCGTTTAAACAGGAACAGAGTAATGCAGAGCCAATAGCAGTTCAAAGTGAATTGCTCGAAGTAGATGCAGAAGAGCTTCTGAGGGAGGTCGCAAATGGGCGGTAGCAGTGGCGGTGGTGGATCATCCACTCAAAATGTAACGTCAACAGTCACACAGACAGACTTACCAAAAGAATTTTATCCGTATCTGCGAAAGCAAATGCAGATGGCGGATGCGCTTCTTCAGCAAGATTATGTTCCGTATGAAGGCCAGAGAATCGCTGCTTATACGCCAGAACAGCAAATGGCGTTTCAAGGCATCACAGCCGTAGGCACTAGAGGTCTGGAAGGAGTACAAGGCGGTAGACAGTATTTTCAAGATGTGATGGCGGATGGCGCAGATTATCAAGAGGTAGGCACCGACTACACTGGCGCTGGAAAGTTTGGTTCTGGATACACAGGGGCCGGTAGATTTGGTTCTGGATACACAGGGGCTGGTAAATTTGGTTCTGGATACACAGGACGCGGAGCCTTCGGTGGCGGGTATAGAGCTAAAAATATACGAACTGCTTACGACCCTAGGCGACAGGAGTTCGGAAGTGACTATCAGGGCAGTCGTATACAATCAAACTTTGATGGCGCAGAGATCACTTCTGACTATGATCCAACACAATTCCGCACTGGCAACCTAGCAAAGCGTATAGAGAGATTTCAAAACCCATATCAAGAAATGGTTTTGGATCGTGCTAGAGCAAGGGCGCTTGAGGGTTTTCAGGAGCAACGAGCGCAAAGGTCTGCACAACTCGCTCAAGCCGGAGGTGCTAGTGCATTTGGCAGCAGGGGTGCGCTGGATAGGCTTCAAGCGCAGGATGATTTTGAGTCTCGTCAACAAGACTTAGAGGCTCAACAGCTTGCGGCAGGATTTGATCGTGCCGCTGCACTTGCGGGTAGCGACCTTGACAGAAGATTAAGAACACAGCAAATGACAGATGCTTCTGCTAGAGCGGCTGCACAGATGGGTATGTCGGCGCAAGAAGCCACGGCAAGATTTGGTCAACAAGCTGGGGCGATGGACTTACAGGCACAAATAGCTGCTGATGCTTCTCGCAGGGCTGGTGGTATGCAAGCGTTGCAGGCGCAGCAAATGGCAGATCAAGCAGCGAGGGCCTTTGGCGCACAGTCATTACAAGCGCAACAAGCGTCTGAGCGAGCAAGACAGCTTCAAGCATCTCAAAAATTGCAGGCTCAACAATTACGAGATCAAGCAAGAAGGGCCGGTGGAGCGCAGACGTTGCAGGCCCAACAGTTACGAGATCAAGCAAGAAGGGCTGGTGGAGCGCAGACGTTGCAAGCGCAAATAGCCAGAGATTCTGCTGCGAGGGCTGGTGGAGCGCAAACACTACAAGCGCAAATCGCCAGAGACTCAGCGTTGCGAGCGGCAGGGGCGCAAGGTCTGCAAGGACAGATGGCTAACCAAAGAGCCTACGCAGCGGCATTAGCCAGAGGAGATACCGCAGCAGTAAGGGCGATGGAGGCTGATCGTTTAGAGCAATCTCTGGACTTGCAGCGACTAGGCGCACTCAACGCTCTTGGCGCGGATCTGCAATCAGATGAGCAGTTAATACTGGATCAACAATACGCTGATTTTCAGCGACAGCGTGACTACCCGTATGAACAGCTACGGTTCTATTCTGATTTGTTACGCGGTAATCCGTTTGGCGTTCAAGGCCCGTCAACCACCACTACAACGGCTCCCGGCCCAAATCAGGCGGGGCAGTTGGCTAACTTCCTTCTTGGCGCTAGGGCGCTGGCTAGTTAAGGCGTTTAAACATGGCAATGGAAGATTTACTAAGGATCGCAGAGCGCACTGAAGATTTGCCGGATCAAGCATTGGCAGAGATAGCTGCGTCAAATAGCGGCATAGAAAGCGTTATTGCTGCGAGTGAAATAAAAGCCAGAGCCGATATTAGAGAAGGCGCACAGCAAGCGCCACAGCAAGCGCAGCCCCCTGTGGTGGATCAGCTAATCAATATGGCAATGCGCCAGCCTGCGCCTCCTATGGGCGCTCCTATGCCCCCACAGATGCAGCAGCCTATGGGTCAGCCCATGCCCCCACAGATGGGTATGCAGCAGCCTATGCCGCAACCAGCGCCTCCACAGATGGCTCCTGATATGGCTCAGTTAGCCCAGCAGATGGGTGTGCCTGCTATGAACACAGGCGGATTGATTCGTCGTTTCCAAGCAGGGACGCAAGGAGTTATTGGCCCATCTAACTTGGATTTGTTTTTAGCTCAACTAGAAGCTCAAGGAATTGATCCATTGTCTGTTAGCGATGAGTTTACAGGTCTGGCTATAGAAAGACCTGACTTAATCGGTCGCTCTTTTGCAGGAACGTTTGGTGGTACAAAATCAGAACAACAGGCCCGCTCTCAGCCCAGTATCATGGCGCTCACTGCTGCCGCGAACCAAGCTCAATCCGCAGCGGAGGAGCAGGCTGCTGAAAGAGATCGCCGTTTAGGAAAAGCCCCTGAGGCATTTGATAGCCTGCAATCTCAGTTAAAAGGTACGGGTATAGATCTTTCTAATCCTCTGATGCGTCTATCGACAGCGCCAACAGAAGTCCAACCAGCGCAAATAGATCAGCCGTTAGTAGTAAATCAGCAACCGCCTGCTCAAGTACAAGATAATGAGAGAACAGGCGATAAAAAGTCTCCCTTGAGAGGCTTAACTGGAAATCAAATGCTGAGTCTTTCGTACCAAGGCCCAGAGTTTTTGCAAGGTGGAACAGGGCTTGATCCAAGGCTTGCAGCATTCACCACTGGTGGTGGCCCAGCAAGCAGTACCACATCTAAGGTCACTCAAAACTTAAACAATGACTTGATGCAAGGTTTGATTGACAAGGTAAATGCTTACGACACCACAATAGATGCCGCCACGGAAAAAATGAAAACTCTTGAAGGAGACTTGCCTACAAGAGAAAACATAAAGGATCGTATTAAGGAACAAACTAAATTAGGCATGGCAAAAGCATTCTTTGATGCCGCTGGATCTGGTAGCCCTGACTTCCTTACTGCACTAGCCCAAGGCATGGGTGGCGCTGCTGGGGTTATGAATAAGATGACAGGCGCAGAGCAAAAAGAATTGCATCAACATGCTCTGCAAATGTTCCAACTTGAAAGAGAAAAAGCAAATACAGCAAATGCCCGACAAGAAAAGGCATTGACTAGATTGCAAGCAGCTAGGCAGTACGAACAAACGCGACAAATAGCAGATCGAGACAACTACGTTAAACTGCTTCAGTTCCAACGTGATTATAATAAAGATCAGTTTGAGATAAACAAAGCTAACGCTGATTACAGAGAGTCATTCAGAGATGCTTTGGCACAAAGTCAAAAAGATTTTGATACCCAAACAAATCTCCACACAAATACAGATCAGCAGTTTATAGCTGACGCAGATCAACTAGATATGAAGATTGCTGTAGATAGTTTTGGTAGGCGCGGAGTGCCTGCTGCACAACGTCTTGAAAGAAAAGCAGTAAAGACGTTAATACAAGATATGAACGCTGAAGCTCAAAAGTTGACAGACGAGCAAAGACAGCTACCGCTTGCACAACAAGAAAGCATTATTGCTGCCAATCTAAAAACTAGATATGAAGAAGATAAACTTGTTGGCCTAGAGGCAGCATTGGATCAACACGGAAAGTATCTAAGAAGCGTGTTTGGATCGCGGGGAAC